TAGAAGGTTTCGTCCTGCACCACCTGCACGCCCCTCACCCGGGAAGAAGCCCGCCGGAAGGTGTACGAACTGAACGGCTGGCAACCCAAGAATTTAAAAACTTAATAACTCAAGAACTCAAATCCATATGGCAAAAGTATTCTATAAATCGGTGATTCCGAACGACAAGCCCCTATGGCTGCTCAACGTACAGTTGGCCGTGAGTCAGGCATTGGAATTCACTGAACTGAAAGGAGACGAACGCGATTTCCACAATCTGAAATCGTTCATCGACGCGGAGATACGGGCGCAACGTTCCCGCGGCCACCTCATCCGCAGCGACGTGACGACTGACCTGCTGACGGACAGCGACCGCACAGTGATACGCATCTTCCGCAACCGTGACCTTGTACAAACCTATTTCATCGAATAGCCTATGAGCCAGAAGCAGAACGGGGTGCTGATAACGGCACCCCTCTTCGGAACGGGGCGGGAGAAGCCGGAAGAGTTTACGGGCTACAGCTGCGGATATTGTCAAGGCCGTGGCTGGCATTGGGACCCGGACGCCATCGCCGAACCTCAGAAGAAGCCTTGTCCTTCGTGTGGCGGCACCGGGCAGGTGAAAGCAATCGTGACGGTGGAATGGCTGCCTGACGGCGATGTGAAACTTTGCTTTAAAGAATGACACTATGCAGCGCATTCCGATGAAATACATCGTTCAGATAGACAATTTCCATGTAGCGGATTTCATCTTCTACTGGAACTACTACGAACAACCGTGCTCCCTGCTTCTGCAGAAGCCCAAGACAGAAGGCTTGACCGCCATCAAGCTGGTGGTGGACAGCGACGAAGCGGCAAGTTTCCTGCTGAGGGTGAAGGAGAAGACCGGGTGCAGGCTGTATCAGATAGATTAATAAAAATCAGAAGTGAACTACATAAATACGACTATAACACCCAAAATTGCAGCTAAGAAGATAAGAAAAACTCCTATACTGCGTCGAATTTTCATCTTTCGATTATGTGAATAGTAATGTTCATGATCTCTCATCATAACAATATCATCACCTGGAGGAGGAGTAAGATTAGATAGCAATCTTTTCCATGGTTCTGCTGGATTAGTTTTGACATCTTTAGAATATGTCATTATCAATGTGCCGATGAGCCCCAATATAGGTATTAAAATACAAATTACAATTTTAATATTAGATATATCCATTGAGCACAAATTTTAGAATGCAAATATAGAAAAAAATAATAAGTTATACCTTGGGCGGCTTTGTAAAATCCTCTAAATATATGGAACTATTTATTTAAATAATTGTAGACGAGAAGTTAGAACTGGACGAACGTGCCAGAAAACTGGGTGACTTTGTAAAGTCTGAGAAGTTTCATTCATTAGATTCTAAGGAAGAAATATATCATAGATTAGTGGTTGCTGCTTAAATTAAAGGCTTTTAAACTGTTCTTGCATAAGTTTAAAAGCCTTTTTAGTTCATGTCCTTCTGAATTGACATTTGTATTATACATTGTATGTATTTTGAATAATATTCTTGAATATTGAAACTATTCTCCATAAAAAAGTAATTATTAGCGGCTATCTTTAGTGGTTTCCTCTTCAATAACGGCATCTTCTATATCAGTGTGTAGCTTATGTAATTTACGAAAATTATAAATCTCGTAAATGAGGGAGATAGCCACTAATACTACAGCTATGAGCAATATGTCAATAACTCCCCAATCCCCAAAAGTATAGCGCAAATGCTCCGTATTCCATATAAGCGCCACAACTAAAACAAACGTAGCCACTCCAAAATCAAGGAGTAGCATATTTCGTGCATGAGTAATAGAGGCACGAAGAGTCATGCGCATTTCCTTATTGAGTATCTTGGAAAGATTAAATGACACCAATAAACTCATTAAGATAGAAAAAACAATACCTAGCACTGTAAACAACGTTTGCAGCACTGCTGCATTACCGCTTACACCTGCAATGGCCAACGCTATTGCAACAGCCACTGCAATAATTATGCGGAGTATCAACTTAGTCATCTTGTAATGCTCTTACCTCACTTAAAAATAATTCCATTTCTTGTTTTAACTGCTCTTCTACAATGCGGTTTGCCTCAACACATTCAACAGAAACAGGCTTTTTTACTTTAACAGCCGCACCAGTAAATTTGTTCCCATCTTTTGTCCGTACCACCAATCCGCTATCATCTGTGATATTAGTAGCAATGGCTCCCATCACACGCTGAAAAGCCTCTTGTGCCATTTCTCTCGGTTTACTCTTGAGTTTAAGAAATAACCGCGCCTCAATTAATTGATTAGACCGAATCTCTGCAAGACTGGAGGCATCGCCAATAAGTTGTCCCAGCAAATCATCGGTTAAACCACCTAACCTTGCAGAAAATGTAGTCGGTTCATTTTCAGTGGGAGCCGCTGCCACAACATTTCCGCCACCAACAAATTGAATGTCTTTAATTTGAGAGAGCTGTACACCATCAGGCAATTTGGTTAACTCCGTGAATTGGAATAACCGCCCTCCTCTGACACCCCTAAGCAACCAATTTATTTATGTATGTAATCGGGTGATATTGATATTACCAGCTAAACTAGTCACAAGGTAACTATTATTAAGAGCAAAATAAAAATGGTCTTTGTACTGACTTTGGGTGGGATGACCAGCATTAACTTGTGCCATTGTAATTGTTGGCTGGCTAAACAATTCTTCGCTTATTACACCGCCATTATCAGCTGGAATAATACGCAACATCAGACCAAACATATAGGAATTATTGGTTGCCCATGTAAAGTTAGCCAACAAATCTGTGTCGGGTTCTTCGGTATTAAGAGGCATAAGCCGTTGAGCAGCGATCGATTCTGGTGTCAATACTTCCTGCAACAATCCCAATATGCCCGAATTTCCCTCGGTTAGACTAGGATTCTCTATCTTAAATGCACGGAGAGTGAGCTTTTTCGGTGGTATTCTTGGCATACTAAGTACTATTTGTTTGCTGCAAATATAATCTAAAAAGTTAAGATAGCCAATTTTAAGAGCTTTTGCAAATATGTTAAATGGCATATTTAGTCTTTTATTGATTTAAATAAAGTCATATGATATATCAAAATAGTATATAAAATTTAAATCAAAACAAAGTAAAATAGAACAGAAAAGAATATCTCGGTTATATTAACTTGCTGATTTGTGAATTTTTATTATATTTGAAAATTATTTATAAACATAATAAACTATGGTCAAGGATAAAGATTTCAAATTATTGAACCACAGAAGTAAGGGATATGATGTTTTCTTGAAAGGAGGAGACTTAGAGGGTGGATACCGTCCAGATTATGTGCTCAAAAGAGACAACGAATACATAATATTGGAATCGGAAAACGCAACGAGTAGAAAAACATTTGTTGGAGGTATGCTAAAAGCAGCTCATTTCCTAACGGGAAGCAACCGCGGAATATTGATTTATGTAATCACTCCTAAGGAAAACACTAAGGTATTATCAATAGTTGAGCAAATAAAGACATACTTTGATTACATTAGAGGAATAACTAATTTATGGAAAATATATGTGATTGAAGATGAAAAATACACAATGAATGGAGATGTTATACCAATAGATTCAGAAGAATTTAATAAGTTGTCTGTATGTATTGAATAAGTAGAATCCACGTTAAATAAAAACGAATACAGCCGCTGACGGGAGAACCGCAGCGGCTGCGTTCGTTTCATCCTCCAGGCTCGTCCAGGCACTCTGTTATCGCACTTTTGTTGCAGTGGCGTCAGTACCCGCACTGTACATCTCGCGGATTTCTCGTGTTTTTCGGCAGCATTAGTTGCATTAATGGGTGTTTATAATTATTTTTGCATAGGGTTTTCAGGGTAATCATAAATCAGTTTTTCAGGGTATGAAGAAATATCATCGTTCCATTGTCGGCCGGAGCTATGCGCACCGGGTGAAGGAAATTCTCCGCATCTACGACGAGCACAGCCGCAGCGGCCTGAGTAACAGAGAGATTCTTCGCCGCTACATCTGGCCGCTCTATCCCATCTGCGAAAAGACATTCTATAATATCATCAACGCCAGTGCCGACCCGCGCGTGCTGCGCCAGCAGGAGGAACTGGAGCGTCAGCTTTCGCTGTTCTGAATCTCTTCGGCCACGGTAGTGGTATACTCCATCTCATAGACTTTGATGCATCCGGGCAGCGAGAACTGCCGGCTGGCACGGCGCACCAGGACGGTGGCACACCCTTCGAACCGCCAGCCATGCAGGCAGCTGTTCAGGCGTCGGGCAAGCGCCATGCGTTCGGCCGCATGCTGTTCTTGGGTGCTGCCGTAGTGCGTGTCGTCGTAACAGTCGAAGGCAAGCCGGACGGTGACGGTGGTCTTGCCGTGCTGGAGGTTGCCCTTCAGGTTTTCCCAGATGGTTTCGGGGATGCCGATAAGGACGCAGGGGAAGGTTACGGGGTACTGGTCCTCACCGCCCGCAAGGGCTTCCAGCTGGCCGTAGTCTTCGTCGATGAGAGAGACGGTGTTGCCCATTTCCTTTGCAATCTGCTGCTGGAGGTCGTTGAATAGTTGTTCCATGATATAAATGTGTTAATGTGAATAATGTACCATTGTACTAATCGGCGAGTGTGATTTTCTGATTTTCCATATCCCATTTATCGTTTATCTTCCTTGTCAGTTCCGGTCCGGGCTTGGATGGCATGAACCGGCGCCGGGGGATGCGGACGGTAAGCTTTGTCTTTTTGGTCAGTGCCAGGCGCTTCCAGAAGGTATCCTTCTTCTTGTCGTCACCGGCTTCGCGGTAATGTTGCGCCCAGGCGTAACGGCGCATCTTCGGAGTGACGGTGGGGTGGGTGGTGCCGCCCCGGTTATGAATAGCAGCGTAAGGTACGCGGGTGAAGACGGTGACTTGGCCATCGCCCGGTGTGTACCCGATGCTGCCCGAAAGATGGTTCCTGCCGGAGAGCAGCGGGCCGTATTGCGCACCGGCACTGTTTCCACCGCTCCTCTGTCGTTTGGTATCCGGCCATTTATGGAAGCCGTTATGGGTGAAACCGCCGCGCCGGAAGTCTTCCTCGATGTGTCGTTTGGCAATGTTCCCGGCCAGTACGGGCATGCGTCGGCGTGCCAGGTCGTCCACCTGCTTGCGGTATTGCAGGATGCGGCGGTTAAAATCTTGAATATTCATTGTTTATTAAAAAAATAGATGTATATTTGTGCATGGAAATAGCTTTTAAGTCTATGCCGGATTGTATTTCCGGCCGTGATTTAGAGGCTATTTCTCTTTCAACTGGTTCAGGATATTCGGGCTATCCGAAATACTGTACAGAATCTTGCTTCCGTCCTCATATTCCTTTATGACAATCCAGCTCTTGTCTCCCAGTATTTTAATCTCAAACAGATGCACCCACTTGGAACCCGGTTTCGGGCTTGCATCTTTTCCATATCCCAGGTATTTTGCTTTCTTCAGTACGCTGCCTATCTGAAAGATAAGTTCGTTCTTGTGGGCGTAGTGCACATGCGGCTGGTTGGTCCATTCATCAATACTGCGACGGGATATGGCAATTTCCCCTTTGAATTCGGGATGGACAAGGGTGGTTCCCTGAAGTTCCGCCCTGGCTTCCTTCTTGATTTCCTTGGTACGTTCCGAATACTTTCCGTCCTGGTCATGCTGCGGCTCCACCTTCACCTTGGCATAATCGGGGAATTTGTTTTTCAGGAATGTCATCACCGTATCCTTTGCACCTTCGTATGCATTGGCGATGTACGGATGCGTGTCGCTGAACAGTTTCCCGTCCACACCCGGATTGTTGTCCAGCCCCGGTGCAGGCCGGTCTTTCGGGTCGTTGCTGCGCGGGGCTCCGGTTGGCGGCTCGTCGGTAGCGGACAGTGAGCACTTGCAGTTCCAGCGGTCGCCGGGACGGTGCATGTTCCAGAAGGGGTGGCTGATGGGCAGGATGGTACCCCAGAACACTTTATGGTCGGCTCCCGGATTGGTACTGGTGCTGGGCATCCACTCCAGGTTCGGCAGGATGTGGGCATACTGCTCGAAGCGCTGCCAGTCGGCAGCCTGGCGGGCACGGATGACAGCGGTGTTGTATTCCGTGCGCAGCCAGTGGTTCACGTGGTGGTCCAGCATGGGGTGCACATCCTTTTTCCACTGTTCAAACGGTTTTAAAACACCGTTTGAATCGTAGAGTTGTGCGGCGATGTCGTTCTGCATGCGGTGCACCTTGAAGGCGGAGAATACAGCGTTGCCTTGCTCCAATTTCTGTCTGAAGCCCGGGGCGACTTCCGCACCAGACTTGCTGAGACCTTCGTCGGTGGCATCGGTCATGATGCGGAAGGTCTCGTTGAAAAGAGTTTCTTCTATCTCCGTCATGGGGTGGAAGTTCTTTTCGTAGATGCGCTTGAGGGAGCGTTGCAGGGCGCGGTCGTCGAAGACGAAGGCGGTGCTAACGTCGTCATCGTCAGCATTGCGATAAAGCTCGTCGACTACCAGTCTAAAGCCCCGTTGCTGTGCGGGGCTTCCGCGAAAAAAGAGGTTGTGCGGTTTTGGGGAGATTTGTCGGCCGGGTGTTTCGCTGCCACCTCCCCCTGCTCCTCGGAGGAAGAGAATGAAGATAGTCCGAAGAAGTTGGCGGCTTTCTTCTTTTCTTCCATTTCCGCTTTCAGTTGCTCGTAGTTGTCCGGACGTTCGATGTTCAGCTGCTCGTACAGATAGTCATCGGACATGGGGAGGTTGAACACACTGACAGCCTTTTCAAGCAGTTCGGCCTTTGTCTTCACCTGCTCCAGGTCGGCCTCCTCCACATAGACGAATTCTCCGCCCGCGGTGTTCACACCCAAAGCGGCAAACTGGTCGGTCATGTCGTAGTTCAGCAGGTTGAGTATGGCGAGGGCATCCTGCTCCACAAGTTCCTGCTCTACCTTGTTGTGCACGGTTCCAAGGGCTTGCGTACCCGTCTCGCTGGCTTCTGTGGTGAGGGTATTGCCCAGCACGGCTTTGCTCATTTCGGCGTTGCAGCGATCTACGAAACTACTGTACAGCTCACTGCTGCCGGTGGTGTTGCCCGTCTCCACGAATTCCAGATTGGAGCCTTCGGGCTGGAAATAGGTGGCAGCGCCACCCTGGCTTCTGGCGGCATCCATGGCGGCAGTAAGTGCATCGGGGTCGGCGGCATCGTAGGTGTATTTGCGTATGGGCATGCCGAACAGCTCGGAGAACTGGGCCCAGTCGCCCACGGTGCCCCGTTTGTAGATGACGTAGGGAGCACAGCGCGCCAGTACGCCCAGCGGTTCCTTGCCCCGTATCATCAGCAGGTCAGGGTATTCGTCGAAACTGTCTCCGGTAATATCGTTCTGGCGGGTCTTGATGATGCGCAGCACGGGGTCTACGTGCTTGCGCGGCACCAGATAGTAGTCTATCCAGCCTTTGTCGTTGATGTAGAACTGCACCAGTGTGAAGCCCCAGTATTGGGCGTCGAGCGCATCTTCGAGGAAACGCAGGAACCAGGGGGAGGATATCTGCTCGTTCACCTTGTCGTCGGGCATTCCGTTGCGCCGGAACTCTATCTTGCGGCCCAGCACGCCGCTCTTGCGTTTCTGCACCACGGAGAAGAGGTGCGGGTCCATCAGGCTCTCGCTGTAGATGTCGTAGATGCGCACGCGCTGTGTGAAGTCCACGTTCTCAAAGCTGCGGATGCCTTGCATGTAGTCGTCCAGCCCGATGCCGAAACGCTGGGGCTGTGTCAGTATGATGGTGGCACCCGGGCGGGTGACGTTGCTGCCTTCGGTGATGCGCTGCTTGCTGCGGGGCGCCTTGTTCCAGAACTTCGGGAAATTGATTCTTTTCATAAATGGGTCGTTCGTTTGGGGTTACTACTGAACATCCAGGGGCTGTCCTGCTTCCTTTCTTCATCGGGCAGTCCGGGTGCACCGTCTACGGTGATTTTGAATGCCGCCACCTGCTTCAGCCATTCCACTGCCCGTTCGTAGCGGTCTTTCCGTATCGGCGACATCTTCTGCGGGTTGTGTATGCTGAACAAGTGGTATACGGCGATATCGATAGCCATCATCAAGACCAGCTGGTTGCGTGCGCTGCCTTCGGCCGAGAAGATGGCATCCACGTCGTAGCGTGCACTGAGGTAGCCGCGCATCTCGGCGATGGCACGGTCTTCGCAGATTTCCACCACGGCGTCGTCGTCGCGGGTCAGCCTGCCCAGTATCTCGCTGTGGATGCTGGCGTCGTAGTCTTCGGGTTGGATAAACTGGCTCATTTTAATTCTTTCATTATTAATTATTAATATGCTTGTCACAGTCGTTTGGGGTTGTTGCGGGGATTGTGGCGTACCACGGTAATGGGCTTCAGCTGCTGTACCTTCTTCTTGAGGATGCGTAAGCCGCCCTCCACGCAGTCGGGCCCGTCGGCGGGGAACTTCAGGCGCAGGGTGAAGAGTTTGAACTGGTCTTCCAGACGCTTCATGTGCGGGTTGTCCTTTTCCATTTCATTGAATACGAGGTTGCCTTCGCGGTTCAGTGGTTCCAGATTTGCCTCGATACGGGTCGCCTTGTCAGTCTTGCGGTCTTCATCGGGATGGATATACAACTGTATGCCCGGCTGTTCTTTTCGCACCTTGGCCACGAGGGGCTTGAATACCTGCTGGAAAAAAGGGTCCTGGAGCTTGTTGTTCTCCATATAGCAATATACGGACGTCTTGCCGCCTACGTACTCGAGCAGCTGCACGTACCATTCGATGAACCCGGCATTAAGCCCGCGGTCCAGACGGGCATTGATGACGTATACCTTATCCTTGAGCTGCCCCATGAGGATGCAGCTCTTGGTACTGCTGTTCTTGCTTTTGTTCTCGCCCGGTGCAGGGTCTCCGTAGATGATGAGGAAGGGGAACTTCTTCAGGTCGGGCACCCGTCCGTAAGTGATTTCCTTGAAGACCTCGCCCTCGGTGACCGGATTGTTGTAGTACTCCTTCTGCGCACTGGCGGCACTGATTTTGCGCAGCACGGTGTCGATGTGCTCTTCCGTATTCTTCTCGGGCCATGTGCTGTGCCCATCCTTGTCGCGTATGTTCACGATGTCGTGATGGTCGGCCAGGGTGGCGGCACGCGCCACGCAGCAGTCGCGGGCAATGATATTCCCGCACCATACAATCAGGGTCGGCTCGCTGATGGAGCGCGTCGCGTAGAATGCTTGTTCGTACCAGTCCCACTTTTTCTGTATGATGTCCGGGTTGCGGCAGTCCTCGTCCGTATCGTAGTCGTCTACCAACAGCACATCCGGACGCACGGCCTCGTTGCGACTGCCGCGCGGAGCATTACCCGCACCGATGGCACGGAAGGCACAGCCGCACTTGGCGATGAACTCCGTATCCGTCCATGAGCCGAGGTTTGTCTGCTCGCCATAGTAGGCCTTGATGCGGCCGTTCGCCTCGAAGTTGGCATGATAAGGGTCGAGCAGACGCTTGGCACTGTCTTGGGTGGCACTTGCCAGCATCACGTTCTTTTTCTTTCCGGTCAGTGCCAGGTACATGACGCAGAACATCACTACCGTACTCTTGGCCAGCTCGCGGCTCCATGACAGCACCTCATACCACTCATCGTTCCCCAATATGCGTCTGATGGCTTTCTTATGGAAAGGCGCAAACGGATATTTGGCATACTTCGGGAAAAAGTATTGAATCCATTCCACCGGGTGTGCCTCCAGATAGAGGCGGTGCTTTTCCCGTTCGGCCTGGCTCATGTTCACATCCACCGGGGTGGAGTTGCTGATATCCGCCTTATATTCTTCCCAGTTGCCGAGCGCGTTTCTTTCTTCCTGCTTCATGGCTACAGCTGGTCTTTTATGAATTTGTCCCAGAGTATGGTTACCTCTTTCGCTTTGTCCAGGTCTATCGGGCGAATCCATTCGATGAACCGTATGCCCACGCTTACAAGGTCGGCAATGCCTACATCCGTTTCCATCTTTTTGATGGCTGCTGCCAGTTTGCCCAGTGTGTCGGCTTCCGGAGCGGTGGCATAGCGTTCTCCTTCCGGGCGCGATAGTATGACGTTATTCAGTTCCATCACCTGGCGGTGCAGGTTGGAAATCTGTTGTTCACGGCTCAGGGTGACACCCACTTTCATCTCCTCCCATTTTTCTGCCTTCATCCATCGAATCACGGACTGGCGTGATACTCCTACCTTTTCCGCTATCTCTTGTTGGGTGAGATTGTCCTTCAGGTAGAGCATGCGGGCGTAGTCTTTTTTCTGTTGTGCGGTAAGTTCGGCCATACGAATTATGTTTTACGATTTTACACAAAGGTCATTATCCGAGTTGTGAACCGGAAAAAAACGTGGAGCGGTTGCCAACTATGCCGCACCGCCTGCACACTTGTTCGCAAGGGTTACACACTTTTTTGTGCGGTTATCGCTGCCGCCGTAAGTTTGCCGCAGATAACAGCGAGCGGACAGTCTCCAATCGTACATGGTAAATCGTCAAATCGTAATAGCAATGCTTTTCAAATCCATACTCAACGAACAAACCGCCTGCCTGCTGCTCTACGGAGAAATCAGCGACGAAGGCGGCGACGGCAGGATAGCCAGCCGGGACATCGTGAACGAACTGATGTACCTGGACAGCAGCTATGCCAACCTGAACGTGCGAATCAACTCCATCGGCGGTGATGTTTACCCCGGCATCGCCATCTTCAATGCCATCCGCCAATGCAAGAGCAATGTCACCATCTATATAGACGGCATTGCCGCCAGCATCGCCGGTGTCATCGCCCTTTGCGGCAAGCGCGTGGAGATGAGCCGCTATGCCCGCATGATGCTGCACAACGTCTCCGGCGGCTGCTACGGCAACAAGAAGGATTTGGCGGACATGATACAGACCATCGAGAGCCTGGAAGACACCATTGCCGACATCATCGGCGGGCGCTGCGGCAAGGATAAGGAAGAAATAAAGGATGCCTATTTCGACGGCGCCGACCACTGGCTGAAAGCCGACGAAGCCCTGCAGCTGGGATTGATAGATGCCATCTACGACGTGGAAGCTGTGCCCGACGAAAGTACCACGGACGACATATACCGCATATTTACTAACCGGCTGGAGCTGGAGCAACAGCCACAAAACCCTGATAAAATGAAATTGGAAGACTTTAGAAAGATTCCCCGCTTTGCCAACTGCGCCGACGAAGCGGCAGTGATGGCCATGCTCGGCGAGACTGCCCAGCGCGCGGACAAGGCCGACGACCTGGAGAAAGAGAACGGCGAACTGAGAGAGCAACTGCAAAAGCAGGAGGAAGAGCGCATTGAAACCGTGGTGGCGGATGCCGTGACCGACGGCCGCATAGGTGCCGACCAGAAGGACACCTACAAGAACATCCTGAAAGCCGACTTCAAGAACGGCATGAGTGCCTTGAAGGCTCTGAAGCCGAAGAAGCTGCTAAAGGACAGACTGGAAGCGCCTGCCGGTGGCGGCACTGCTGAAAGTCCCTGGGAGAAAAGACAACGAGAAATACGCGAAGCCAACCGCCGCCCGTAATTCTTCAATATTCATTCTTAATTCTTCATTAAAATGATACCGATTAAGAACCCCAAGAATACCAAGTTAGGCGGCTCGTCCTACTTTGGCAAGCAAGTCGGCAGCAGCGTGCGCAGCGCCGGCAGTGCCCCGCAGATTCGCGGACGGCAAAAGATAAAAATGTAGTGCGCCGAGGCGCAAATTAATAATTAATAATTAAAGACTTAAAAGACAATGGCAATTCAAGGATTGAATACCACCAACTACGGTGGTGAAGTACTGGAACATGTGCTCACCCTTGCCACTACCGGCAACGAACTGGTGAATAAAGGGCTTATCATGGTGATTCCGGGGGTGAACAGCGCTATCAGCATTCCGCGTGTGAAGACGGGCAGAATGCTTCAGAAGCGCAAGGAAGACCCGACGAAATCGGACAGCAAAGGCGACTTCACCTACAGCGAACGGAAACTGACTCCCAAGGACATGATGGCGTTTACGCTCTTCAACCCTCGTGCCTTCGAGCACATCTGGCGACCTTTCCAGCCGACGGGCGACCTTGTGTTCCGTCAGCTTCCGGCTAATATCCAAAGCCTCCTGCTGAGCGAGCTGCTGAAACAAGTGGGACACGAACTGGGCTACCAGTACATCAACGGCAAGTACGAGGACGGTTCGGACGATATGCTGCTGATGGACGGCATACTGACGCAGGCCGCCAAGGATGCGGACGTGGTAAAGGTAAAGACCGTGGGCACCACCATGCTGGCACGCCTGAAGGAACTGCGCACAGTGATTCCCGTAACCATGCGCAACAACCCGAACCTGCGCATTCTCATAAGCGTGGCGGACTTCGACACCTACGACGACGAACTGACGCAGCTTGCCAACAAGGGTACGGCTCCTACGGACATCAACCAGGAACGCTACAAAGGCATCCCGTTCGAGGTGCTGACCCAGTGGCCCGAAGGACTGATAGTAGCCACCATCTGCGACAGCGGCATGAACGGCAATCTTTTCGCGGCCGTCAACCTGCAGGACGACGAGAATGTAATCCAGATTGACAAGTGGGCCAACGCCAGCGAACTCTATTTCTTCAAGATGCTGATGAAGGCGGATACGCAGATTGGTTTCGGCGAAGAATTTATCGCTCTGGACTGGAGAGCGGACGGTGCATTCAAACCGGTAGTAGAAGGATAAGGAGGGCGAGTTATGGCAAAGAAGATACTTATAACGGTCATTGTCTTGGAAGCCTTCCAAGACAAGTTCGACCACAAGACGCAGTATCCGGCAGGTACGGAACTGCAGGTAGACAAGGCACGTGCGGAAGACTTGGTGAGCCGTGGACTTGCGAAAATCAAGGAAGAGGTAGCACCGCAAGAAACAAAAGTACCCAAGGGAACTAAAGCGCCGAAGACACAGCAAGCTGCCAAGGTGCAGGAAACCGCCGAAGTCGAGGAAAAGAAGGAGGAAGTTGCGGTTGCTGCCGATAACCCTGAAACGGAACAAGAAGATGAAAGCAAGGGGATTGAGGAACAATAATCCGGGCAACATCCGGTTGTCACGCACCTTGTGGCAGGGGGAGGTGAGGCCTTCGCAAGACAACTCGTTCTGTCAGTTCTGTTCGATGGCATACGGGTACCGTGCGCTTATCAAGCTGCTGCAGAACTACCGTCGTAACAACGGCTGCCGCACGGTAGCGGACTTCATCAACCGCTGGGCACCGCCTTCTGAGAACAACACATCGGGCTATATCCGGAGAGTGTGCACCGAAATGCAAGTGCCGGATAGCTATGTGTCCGATGTGAATGACAAGGCGACGATGTGCGCTTTCGCAGCCGCGATTTCGCTGGTAGAAAACGGAGTACCCGCCGTCATGGCCGACGTAGAAGCCGGTTGGGACGTACTCTAAAGTATAGGAGGAACGATGAATGGATACACTTGAATACATGAGGCTTGTCTGTGGTATCCTTACGGCTGTCATAGGCGCCGGAGGATTCAAGATGTATATTGACCGTAGAAAGTACATCCAAGAGGTTGAGAAGCTTAAAGCAGATGTTAGGGCTGCCCAGGTCAACACCCGCGGCAGCGAACTGGACAATGTGCAGAAAGCGATGCAAATCCTGATGGATGAGATAGTAGAACCCTTAAAACAAGAAATTAATGCGATTAGAAAAGAACTCGGGAAGCTCCGCAGGGCCGTGGAGAAGTCGAATACTTGCCGTTTTGCTACTAACTGCCCTGTGCGCAGCGAGCTGCAAAAGCCCGACAAGGTTGGAGAAAAACACTTCCCTCGACAGCCTGCGCGGCGTAAAACGATTCGCTCTGATACAACAGCCGATACCACCAAGTCTGGCGAAGACGGCCTTTCCGACTGCGATATTGAACCGAATACCTATCGGTACCGGGTTTAGTGCCCGTAGCGGGCAGGCAGCGGTGAACGTAAAACGGATATCGGGCGACAGCATCGAAGTGACCGCCACGTGCGACAGCCTGGCCCGCGAGGTGATTATCCTGACGGAAGAAAACATCCGCATACGCAATGAACTTCTGGAAAAGGAAGAAGGCCCTCCGCCTGAAGTGGTACATGCACCTACGGGTTTCCAATGGTTCCAGATATGGGCAGGGCGGCTGGCCGTTGCCGCCCTGCTTCTGATACTGATTAAACGGCGATTAAAACCCAATTAAATAGCAAAGAATATGGCAGTGAAAGATAATAACGGGCTGATTTACGGCATCGGTAAATTGAAGTTCAACAACAAGGAAATCGGATGGATTAGTCAGGAAGGCTTGTCGCCGAAGGGTGAGGCCAAGCAGACTACTCCTATCTATGCCGCCCAGGTGCAGGATGGTCCGGTGGATGAGATAACCAGCAGCCCCGGCACTACTGCTTTCGGCTTCAAACTCATCCAGTTGAAACCTGAGATGTGTAAAGACTTGTTTGGCGGTACGATTGCGACGGCCGACGGCGCTTATGAGCCATCTACGGACTTCAAAGATTTGGAAGGACCGTTCGAAGTGGAATGTGTCAGCGGCCATAAAATTGAAATTCCCCGCGCGAAGATGAGTGGCGAACTGGCCGATTCCATCAACATGAACGGTGTGTTGAGTTATGACTGCACGGTGAAGTGCCTAAAACCGGCAGGGGAAAACGTGGCCCGTTACCGCATTATCCCTCCGCAGACTCAGGAAGGATGATATGGAACAGACGGAACAGTTGAAAGCTTCCGCATTGATGCTTGATATGGGCGTGGCGATTCCCGTCCGCCCATTCAAGTTTCTATACCGGAAAAAGAAACCCTGCAGCGTAGTTATGCGGACGTCGGGGCTTGGCAATCTGATGAGGATTTCGAACTTGCATCTGCAGATGGGCGTCACCTATGCCGAAATGCAGGAATATACTTTCGAGCAGAACATGGAGTTTATAGCCCGGCATGGGATTACGGTCAGCCGTATGGTGGCCTATACATTGGTACGGAGCAAGTTCTGGGGAAGGTTGCTGAACCGCCCCGTAGCCTGGTGGCTCCGTTGGCGCGTACATCCCATGTTCCTGCAGGAAGCCATGTTCCAGTTCCTCACCATGCTCGACCCGAAGTCTTTTCAGACTACTATCAACTCGGTGGAAATGATCAATCCTATGAAGCCGAACTTGAGCCATTCCAGCAGCGGGAGTTAAAGGGGTACACAGAATCCCCCCATAGCCCGTTCGGGTTAGTCTGGCAGGTAGCCACAGCTACCGGCTGGAGTATAGACTACATTCTTTGGAAAGTGCCCTATCCGATGCTGTTGCTCATGGCGAAGGATGCCCCTCGATACGTTTCGGTAGAAGAACAGAAGAAACGGCAATATAAGGAATTGATGAAGAAAATGCAGAAAGAAAGCGCTGTAGGCAAAGACCCGGTGGCCTTCTTCCAAACCCACATATCAGCAGACTGATGGAACCCGTAGAACTTACCATTATCACCCGCAACAAGACCAAGGAAGGATTGGACGAGATTGCACGCGATACCACCAAGGTGGGCAAGACGGTAGAGCAGGTGACGGCCGACTTCAAGGCGCGGATGAAGGAACAGAGCGAGGTGGTGAAGCAGGTGGAAGCTGATATCAAGTCTTTGGAGAAACAATTGAAGAAAGCAGCTCCCGGCAAAGCCAAAATGGCGGTGGTTGCCGACTTGGAAGCAGCCAAGAAAGTTCTTGCCGAAGAGAAGGGCGAACTGGCTTCCTTGGAAAAGCAGGTGGAGCAGTCTTCGCAGAAACACATTATGCTGCGCACAGAAATCCGCAATCTGAAGGAACAGATGGCGGGCATGACGGAAGGAACGCAGGAGTATGCAGCAGCTATGCAGCAGCTGGGCGAGATGCAGGACCGCATGGGGGATATCAATACTCAAGGAAGAATTTTCTCGGACGACAACAAGAATATTAGGGCCACGATGGATGCGGTGTCCGGCCTTACCGGAGTGATGACGGCAGGTGTAGGTGTAGCTTCTTTGTTCGGTATGGAGCAGGAGAAGCTGGCGGCGATACAGACCCGGCTTCAGGCAGTGATGGCCATCACGATGGGGGCGTAAGTGGTAGCCAATACGCTGAACAAGGACAGTTACTTCACACATGTGCTGCTGGCAGGTGCCAAGAATATGCTGACGGCGGCGAACACCCGATTGGCGGTTTCGTTGGGCATCTCCAATGTGGCAGCCAAGGCGCTGATGGCGACACTTACGTTGGGGCTTTCGGCGGCAATCACGGCCTTGATTTATCTTTGGAATAAATACAGTGATAGAACAGCGGAAGCTCAAAAGAAGCTAAATGCTGAAATCGAGAAGACCGGAACCGCTATTCAGCAAATATCCAATGATGTGGACTTTGAAACCCGCATTGCCGAAGCGGCCGGAAAGTCGAAGAAAGAGCTGATTGAACTTCGGAAAGAAGCTGCTAAAACAGCTCTTGCCATGGCAGATATCGCTTTCGATGAAGTCAATGCTAAGTTTATGAAGGGTGATGCCACAAAAGAGCAACTGGAAGCTGCTCGCGAGAACTCTCAAAAAGCATGGGACTATTACAATAAAACGATGCAGGATGCGGTTATCCTCGATTATGAGGAACGCGCCGAAAAGAAGAAAAAGGATAATGACAAGCAGGGCAAGGCTGATGAATTTGCTGAAGCCGAACTCAAAGCACGCCAGAAGATAAACGACATGACCATTGCCCTGATGAAAGAGGGCGAGGAAAAGAAAAAAGAACTGGCACTAAAGCAGTTTGATGAAGAGCTGGCGCGCATCGACCGGGAAGAGCGCGACCGTCTGAAGGCTTTGCAGGCAGCGCAGAAGAACGGAATGGCAGTAACGCCCGGACAAGTGGCTACCGTGAAGGACCAGGCAACCCGGCAACGGAACCTGGCCGGAGAGCAATACATGAAGGATTATTATGACATATCGAAAGAATATGCCGATAAGGACAAGAAACTGAAGGAAGAGGAAGAACAATCGTGGATTGACTATAATAAGGAATACGGCACTTACCAGGAAAAGCGCATCGCCATCGTCAAGGATTACGAAAACAAGATAGCCAAAGCCAGGACCGGTGGTGAAAAAGCATCCCTCAAAAAGGAACAGGACAAGGTATTGAAAGAACTCGATTTGGATAACCTGAAAAAAGGAATAGACTGGACTTCTGTCTTCGGCAATTTGGATAAAGTGTCTACCGATGCCCTTGGCAGATTGAAGAAGCAGCTTCATGACTTCATCAAGGAACAGAAGAACTTTTCTCCCGAGAATATCAAAGAAATTGTTCAAGCCATCAACAGCATCGAGCAGGAAGAGAAACAGCGTTCCCCTTTCCAAGCGATAAGCGACTCCTTCGCCGTTCTGACCAAAGCCAACAAGGAAGCGGCGGAAGCCCGTAGGGAATATAACAAGGTGCTGGCAGAAGGTACAGAGCAGGAAAAGGAGGATGCCGCAGCCAAACTGGACAGTGCCGAAGCGGCCAGGCGCAAAGCCCGGGCAGAAGCTACTGACTCCCTGCATGCCGGTGTGGACAAAGCCCGTGAATATGCGGAAGTGGCCGAAGGCGTGTTGGGCATCATCAACGAACTGGGCATAGAGACTCCTGAATGGCTGGACGGCTATATGGAGGGCATGAATGAGATTATGAACGGTCTTGCACAGATGGACCTGACCAAACCGATGACGGTTCTGACCGGCGGACTGCAGACCATAAAGGGGGCTGTGAAGTCAATAGTCTCCCTGGGCGGTACCATCAGCCTATTCAATAGTGCCGATTATTCGGACTACAACGAGATGGTTGCCAAGTATGACGTGCTTCTGGATGTATGGGATGCCTTGCTGAACAAGAAGAAAGCCTACATCAAAGAGAGTTACGGGGCAGAGGCGACACAAGCCGGTGCGGAAGCCCTGAACCTGCTGAATGCGGAACGGGAAGTAACAAAGCGTTTGGCGAATTCCCGGCTGGGTTCCGGTTCCTCTGCCGGGTCGCACTCGTTGCAGTACCGGATGTGGAAGGGCTCTTATAAATATGAGGGAAAGAACTGGCGGGATGTAGCCGGAGATATATCCAAACAGCTGGACGGTGTGAAATTTGACGGCATGAGTGACATGCTGAACATGACCGGTGAGCAGCTGGAATGGATAAAAACGAATTATACCGGACTGTGGTCTGCCATGGACGGTGACTTCCGTGGATATCTGGACAACATCATTGAATACGGCGAGGCCGAAAAGGAAATCCTCGAATCGGTAAAAGAGCAGGTAACCGGTATTTCCTTTGACAGTTTTGAAGACTCATATCTGAATATGCTGTCTGACATGAGCCTGAAGAATGCGGATTTTGCCAAGGACTTTGAAAAGAAGTTGCAGGAATCCATCCTTCGCTCGATGCTGGCAAAGAATTATTCCACCCGGATACAAGCCTTGTACGACAGTTGGGCGAAGGCCGGTGAAGACGGAACTTATACACAGCAGGAGATAGAAGACTTAAGAAACATGCAAAGCCAACTGACCGATGCCATGCTGGCAGAGCGGGACAAGATGGCGGCAGCCTTCGGTTGGAGTGCGGATGACGGCAGCAGTTCCTCTTCCCAGTCAGGACGTGCAGGCGCAGTGACTACCATTACAGAAGAGACAGCCGGCAAGATAGAGGGTATCGCCACGTCCATGCAGATACACGTTATCAGTATGGATGACAAGATGACGGATATATCGCAATATGCGTATGAGGCTATCGGCATTCTTAACACGATTGCGGAGAATACGGCTTTCTGCAAGTATCTGGAAGGCATTGCCGATGGGATGGAGAGAATGGAACGGGACGGAGTAAAAATGAGATAATTATGAAGATATTGGAAGGATTACTCACTATCAATGGTGTGGATATATATAAAGAGTATAACGCTTTCCTGGCAGAAGATAGTGCTGTCAGCCATTCTAACTATGATGAACTGCTGAAGGTTCCTGTCATGAAAGCATATACAACTGTGTCGTTTCGTGAAGAGAACGGGGAGCGTTTGCCGGATGTGCTGCCGGAACCGCATTACGAGGCTCGCGACGTAACGTTGCAGTTCGGCATACTTACCGGCACGAAGGAGGAGTGGCACCGGAAATTTGTAGCCTTCCAGACTTTTCTTGGAAGTGGCTGGCTGGTATTGTCTCTGCCGGAACTGGGAACTACCTACCGGATGTATTTCAAGAGTTGCACGAACCAGCAGATGATGACCCCTTTCAAAATCGGAGACAAGTTTTACGGAAAGATGAAACTGAAGTTCCGGGAGCCGAATCCTTATACAACGATTGACCCTTTAAATAACGATTAAACGCTGTTCAAATGAAGCTGAATATCTATAACCAATCCGGCGAACTTAAGCTGACTGCCGGCACGTCTCCGTCATCCACGCTCAATCAGGAGCTGATGACCGAAGATGCCATCTCCGCCAGCTTCACACATCCTTTTTTCGTGCTGCTCGAGGTGAACGACTACGTGCTGCTCGAGGGCGTGAAATATAGTATCAAGAAAGAGTACAAGCCGAAGCAGAAGAACATGCAGACGTACAGCTACTCTGTGAAGTTCTACGCGCCGATACACGACGCCGGGCAGGTGATGTATCTGAACCTGACGGACGGGGCTTACGAACCGCAGTTCTCGCTCAACGGCAGCCCGAAGGCTCACCTGCAGAAGTGGGTGGAGAATATGAACCGCATCTACGGCCGCGAGGTGTGGGCCGTGGGAGATGTGGCGGAGGCTTCGTGGCAGACGATAGACTACGACAATACCACCTGCTGGGATGCGCTAACCAGGATATCGGATGCTTTCGAGCTGGAATGGTGGGCGGACGGCTTCAAGATGAACCTGACCCGCTGCGAGCGCGGAGAACGCGTTTCGTTGGGCTACATGCAAGGGCTGACATCACTTACCCAGGCAGAGAACAGCGAGGATGTACAGTTCTTCACCCGTCTGATTCCGCTGGGATCAACAAGGAATATAGACCGCAGCCGCTACGGATATACCCGCCTGCAGCTGCCGGACAAGGCGAAGTATGTGGACCGCAATACGCAGTATGGATTATACGAGCATGTGGAAGAGGCTGCTTTCGCTGAAATCTTCCCACATTACACCGGTACGGTGTCCGTAGTGCGGTCTGAAGAGAAGACAGACGACGAAGGCAAGAAGTTCACTGTCTTTTATTTCAACGACGAGAATATGATGTTCGACCCGAACAAGAACGAGATAGCCGGCTTGGTGAAGCGCCTCTCCTTCCAGACCGGTGACCTTGCCGGTCAGGGAAATTCTGATAACGGGAATTACTGGTTTGACGCGAACTACAATTCTGATACACTGGAATGGGAAATCATCAACACATATCCCAACGGGGAGATGCAGATACCCGGCGGTAATCTTATTCCCCGTCCGGAGGATAAGTATATTCCCTGGAACTTCCGCATGCCGGAATCGTATGAGGTGCAGGCGGAACTGGAATACGAGGCCGCAGTAACGAGCTTTCTGGAGAAGTACAGCGATGACATATCAATCTACGGCGGCGATACGGACTATACCTATGTGGACAGATACAAGGTGACACTGCAGCCGGGACAGCGAGTTCGGCTGCTGAGTGCCAAGTATTTCGCTGGCGGCTATTACGACACCCGGATGACGAAGGTTGTTCGGAAACTGGACAACCTGAGCATCGCCACCATCGAATGCACCAACAAGGTGGGCAAGGGCTGGAAGCGGACGGTGGAAACCAGTCTGTCGCAATTGCAGTATGTGGTGGCAGCCGGTGGCGGTCCGGGCTCCGGAAGTGGCGGCGGCTCTGTCGTAACTGAAGTCTCGGACAAACTGAAGAAGGACATACTGGTGAACTCGGCCGCCGTGGGCTATATCAAGAAGGGCGACGTGGTGGCTGCCGGGCAGACCTGGGAGAGTATATTCCGCAACATGCTGTACCGGCCGGTGGGCGCAGAACTACGCAGCAGCATATCGACCTCGAACGACGTGGAATACGGCACGCCGAAAGGGTATATCACCTACACGGCCACGCGCAACGGTCAGGGAGCCATGACGGAAGCCTACTATGATGACAAGAAGGAGAACAAGCTGAGCTTCTCGGAAGAGAATTCCGGTATCCAGACGGCTGTCAGGCGCCTGACGGGTGTCTATACCCAGCGGGAGACCTACAAGGCTACGGTGACCTATGGCGCGTCTGCAGACGGGCAGCTGCCGGAAAAGACATTGAACGACACCATCAGCGTAAACGTGCGCCGCAAGTGGTTTGCCGGGGTTGTGGACTCTGTGCCTGCCACATCGGCCCAGGTACGGTCACTCGGCAGCGGCGGGATGTACACCGGCTCCGGCAGCTACAAGTTCAGTGTCGGCCGGTGGAAGACAATCGTAATCTGCATACCTGAGGGAACCGTGAGCGAGCTCACCCTGACCGCATATCCCGGCAACTTCATCGAAGACGCCGGAGTGTGCAGCGGCCCCGCCTCCATCTCCGTGGAGGGCGCCAACGGCAGCACGGCCAAGGACTACAGCATGTGGGTGATACGGACCGACGGCACGAACGATGCCGATACATTCACATTCAAAACGAGTTGACATGGTAAAGATAAACGGAAGCAGCTTCGCGCTGCAATACAAGAGGACAACGTACCGGCCTATCGACAGCTCGTCTGTATTCGATACCATAGAAGACGCACGCGTGTACGCGAGGAACACCGACACCGAAGCCTATTTCCCCTATGCGGGACAGCTCGTGTCCACCCTTGAGAACGGGGGCGCCGTCTACAAGCTGTCGAAGGACGACAGCATACCGGAGACCGACGGGAAGAGGCACTTCAAGCTTGACCCTATAGGCAGCAAGAACGACAACGACGACCGCTACGTGCGCAAGGATATCGCCGAGACCATCGAGAAGCTGATGACCTTCATCGAGGGCATCAACGTGAAGGGTACGGCAACGCTGAACGAGATTATACTGCTGAAAGATATTGTATCAAAAAACTTTGCCGCCGGTGGCAGCGGTTTCGGCATCTACCGGGACGCGGACGGCAACTACCATCTCGACATCGACTTTGTGGACATCCGGAAGAAGCTGAGCGTGGAGGACATCCAGGTGCAGCAGTCCACCTATGTCGGGGGCAGGCAGTACAATACCGGCGGTGGCATCATCTGCAACCGCGTGGAGGACAAGGGCGCATACTGGCGCTGCTATTTCAAGACCACTGATTCGGAAGGCCGTACCGTGTACAACACCTTCCAGGAGGATGACCAGGCCATCTGCGAGACGTTCAACCTGAAATCGGGCAACCACTACTACTGGCGGCTCGTGACGGGTACGGGAGACGACTACATAGACCTCTCCAAAGACGACTGTGCATCGGGCAGCGACATCCCGCTTGCCGGAGACAGCATCGTGCAGCTCGGCAACCGGACGGACACGGGCCGACAGGGTGCCATTGTATGGGACAGCGTTACCGCCGGAGGGCCTTATGTGCGCATATACAATGGGATAAACTCGTACACGATGCCCGAACCGTTGATTGACTTCAATACGGTGCTCAGCGAGATTACCGCCAAGTTCATCAACCAGGCCACGGGTAAGGACATGGACAAGACACTTGACGACATGCAGGTGAATCTCGACATTATCAAGCAGCAGACGGACAAGGAGTACACGATGTGGTTCTACGACTATGAGCCTACACTTGGCAACATACCCGCTTCGGAGTGGACTACCGCGGAGCTGAAGGCCATGCACGACCAGGACCTGTTCTACAATACCGCTACCGGGCAGGGCTACCGGTTCGAGTCGGGTGTCTGGAATGAAATCACCGACCATCTGACGCTGAAGGCTCTGGAAGATGCTGCCAAAGCGCAAGATACGGCAGACAGCAAACGGCGTACATTCGTGTCGCAGCCTACCACATTTGATGACTATGATGTGGGAGACATATGGTTGAATGCGACATATAATGACGGCACTATAACTTATAAGAATGATGCCCTTGTTTGTATTCGCGCAAAAAAAGCCGGGGAAAACTTCTACATATCCGATTGGCAGCCTTCCTCCACTGCAACGACAGCCTATATCGAGAATCTGGGAGACCGCATCACGCTTGCGGTGACGGATTCGGAAAATGGCATTGCCGAAGCTACGAGGCTCGCGAATCAAGGGATAAGCGATGCCTACGATGCCTATTATGCCGCACGGGGAGCGCAGAGTACGGCGGATGAGAATACAGCGGCCATCCAGGTGACAAAGGATGCCATTGCCTCACTGGTGGAGGGCATCCACTTCGACGGCTCCGGAAACATTACGAATATCAGCACCTCCGGACTTGTGACGACCGGGAACTTCAACTCGCTGCTGTCGAAAAAAGTGAGTTTTGATGTGGCGGGGCATATCACGAACATCGACAAGTCGGGGCTCATCACCGAATCAAACCTTGTGCAGATGTTTGCAGAGAAAACCGCTTCGGATGGTTATGTAAAGAAATCGTATATAGCCGCTTTCGTTACCGAACTGCTCGACGGGAGGTTCCAGAGCAATGCGCTGGTGAGTGCCGACCAGATACGTCTTGAAGGAATTGTTACGGCAAACAGTTTTTTCAAGATATTAGAGAATGGGGCTATTGAAGCCATAAGCGGTACAATCGGGGGATGCGAATTGTGGTCCTCCTGTCTTGGTTCCTATATTTCCGGTTGGCATCCGATTGATATTCCGGCAATGAAGCTTTCAAATTCCGGCTTGCATTTTTCTAAGGGTATTCAGTATAATCATGCAGGAGGACCACAATTCGCATCTTACGATGTGGATATCGGTGCAGACGGGATTTCTGTCATCGTGGAGGATTCCTCCGGCGGACGTTTCTATGATGTAATGAATGTCGTAGCCGGAAGACATGGCCTTAAGATATCCAACTTAGGCGTATTCAAAACTTCTGATGGTGGAAATACTTGGGTAGAAATATGAAAAACAAGTAATATAGCAAGAATCAGATGAAATTTAATTTTAGAAAAATCGAGGCCCAGACCTCTTTCGAAGGTGGAAAACAGACCTTCGACGCAGCCGAGACCGTCGGCAATGAAATGATGTACAACGGCAGCATCCTGCTGGACATAGGCTTTGAGGAGCTGGCCAGACAGATTTACTACTCCACAGAAACGGTGGAAGTGCCTGAACGTTATTGCAAGGCATTGGAACTTGTAGTGAAGAACTCTCGGCTCATAGCGGCCATTAAACGGGAAATTATCAACCAATTAAAATCTGAACAATGAAAATAGTAAGGAACGGGTTTATCCCTTTTAAGGGTTTTACCGCAATCAATCTGTTCGGCATTCTGTTTGTCCGTGATGATAGTTTTTTGGATGGCATAGCCATTAATCACGAACTTATTCATACGCAACAAATGCGTGAGTTACTTTATATCCCCTTTTATGCGTGTTATGTGGTGGAGTGGCTCGTTCGGCTTGTGTTGCCCGGTAATGCATACCGAAACATCAGTTTTGAGCGGGAGGCTTTTGCTTGTCAGACCGACCTTTCGTATACGGGACACCGAAAACCATACGCATGGTTGAACTATATGATAAAATAGTGACATGGGCTACATCAGGTTCGTTCTCAGCAAGCGCGTGACCGGGAGTGACGGCGGTGCCACGAATGCCGTTATCAGCCGTATCGAGAGTGACATGGCCGACACGGGCATGCTCGAGACGAACCTGATAATGCACGCCCTTGCCGCGCGTGGCGGCAAGGTTATTGAGATTGTAGACTTCATACTGGACTCAAGCAGGCTTGATGACAACGATATATTAGGATAGGTTATGGATAAATTAAACAGAAACTTCGTTCGTGGCAACATCCTCAGGGCCGAGGAACTGAACGAGCTTGTCGGAAAAATCAACGAGTTCGCCAAGTGCGTTAATGACAACAGCCTCGAGACGAACAAGGCGGCGATGCAGAACTTGAAAAACGCCCTGCAGGAAGTGAGGAATGCGCAGCTTGTCATCGGTACCGACCCAGGCACAGCCTTCGACGGCGCTTCCGGTGCGACGCTTGAACAGATTGTGCGCGAACTGGCCGGAGGCGCGGGAACCATGTACAGCGTATATGTCCGGAACAACATGGCCTCGCTCGGCTTCGCCACGCAGTACGGCGAGGAGTGCGTGCTTGACTTCTCCTTCATCTCGCAGTATCGCGACAGCCTGGACGAACCCTACAAGTCTACCGGAGAACTCGGCCTGTGCACCATCATGATGAAGAACGCCAAGTATGCCGACTTCACCGTGGTGAAGCAGATGGAAGTCTCTTCGGGCGTATCCATCAGGCAGGACATAGCCGAATGGCTGTCATCAGGAAGCAACAGCGTGAAGATTTCCATCAAGGGGGAGAATACCGACAAGACCACCGCACCGGTAACTTACAACGTGCAACTCACGTCATTGGGCATCAGCGCCCCGAACTTCGCCTGGTGGACCGCCTTCTCCGGAGACATCAACATCCCGATGATAATCAACGGCAACATCAACAAGACGCTGCACTTGACCGTCACCGGCGACGGCTACAGCCAGAGCTACGACAAGGCGATAGGCACAGCCGTGTATCTGGATACTCCGTATATCTACTTGCTGGAGCATCCGGGAGCGACGGGCGTATACAACGTGAGTTTCTATCTTTCCAACTCCGACAATACCATCCAGACAAAATCCGTATCGGTCAACATCATGTGCATCGCCACTGCCGGAGAAGCGGTGAAGCTTATGTGCGTGAACAACGTAGCGGAGCAACTTACCAACTGGCAGGACAACAAGGTGTTTGATTACGCCATCTACGACGGTCTGTCCGCACTGACCGAGGCAAGGTTCTCCATCACCAGAGACGGCATGGAGGTGTACAGTTCCGAGAATGACGCCATCGTGGCGAACGCAAGGAACACCTTCACCTACCCGATGGAGGTGGAGACGGATGACGATGCCGACTTCGGCGTCACGGTCGGCGTGACGGACGGTGCGGATGCCCTGACGGAACCCATTGCCCTGCCGGTGAACAACTCGCTGGGCTATTCGGCTACGGCAGGCGCCGCACTCTATATCAATCCTCGGACCCGTGCCAACTCGCAGACGAATTACAGGAGCGTCATCAACGAGGCGGACAAGACGGCCGTACCGGTAGAGTGGAGCAACCTGAACTGGAGCAACGACGGATGGGCGGCTGACGCCGACGGAGTGAAGGCACTGAAGATATTCGCCCGCAGCAGGGCCGTGATAGACTACCGCCCCTTCGCCACGGAAGCCGCCCGCCGGGGCAAGACCATCGAAATCGACTTCAAGGTGGAGAATCCCTCGGATGCCAGCAAGGACATCATCACCATTGCGGAGAACAACGTAGGCCTGCGCGTGTCGGGCGAGAACGTATCCTTCTTCTCCCAGTCCATGCAGGAGAGCTCGACGCAGGACGTACCTATAGACAACGGTGTGCGTATCCGCCTGACAGTAGTCGTGATGCCCGATGCCTACGGGAATGCAGGGTTCAACATTGTGGCCATCTACATCAACGGCAAGAAGAACCGGCAGTATGCCTACGAGAACAACGACTACTTCCGCAATGACGGCAAGATTGTGCTGGGTAGCGATTATGCCAACCTCTACCTGTACGGGCTGCGTGTCTACGACAGTGCATTGCCTTCGGAAGCCGTACAGAAGAACTATATCAACCAGCTGGTGACCACCGACGAGAAGCTTGCGGAGAAAAACGTCAACCTCGTGCTGGACGGTGAGGGTGTGAATATCGACTTCAATGCCACGAAGCTGCTGTACAACGTGTTTGTGGTAGACAAGCCTTTCCCGAACCTGATGAACCCTTCGGGCGTGGCGGGTAATCTGGAAGTCTTCTTCAAGGACAAGCCGGAGAGGAACTTCACGCTTACCAATCTGCTGGTGGAAGGCCAGGGTACATCTTCCAAAAAATACCTGGAGTGGAATATTAGATTTAAGATGAAAGGGCTGAAGGACGCTGATGGAAACAAGATAGCCTCCATCGCGACCTATGCCGACGGTACCACGGACAAGAACTGTGTGCTGATGTACGACAACGTTCCGAAGTCCGGGCGCCTGACCGCCAAGAAGAACTGGGCGAGCTCCATGCAGGACCACAAGGCAGGCAGCGTGGATGCCTACGATGCCCTCTTCAAGGAGACAGGCATGAAGAACGAGGCGATGGCTGCCGACCCGAAGATACGTGTGGCCGTCTATCAGGAACCGTTCATCGGCTTCTCGAAGTCCGTGAACGAGGAAGGGCAGGATGTATATACTTGCATGGGAGAATTTACGTTCGGCCCGGACAAGGGAGATGACCTTTGTTTCGGTTATGATACGGAGGCTTTCCCGGAACTTCTCTCTGTAGAGGGCTCGGACAACGCACCGCTGGGGGCACTGTTCCGTGTGCCCTGGAACCGCGGCAAGTCATACTGGGCGTACAATGCCGATGAGGAAGCCTTCCAATATAATGATACCAATTGCTGGGACTTCGACGCCGGAGAGCTGAATGCCGACGAGACCGAACCGCTCTCTGCGCAGAGGTGGATAGATTCCTATAACGCCGTATATGTCTGCAACAACCGCATCCGTCCGTTTGGCGGCACGCTGGCGGAGCTGAATGCTTCTGTTGCGGAATATCGGAGCACGGGGTATGAGTACTGGATTGCCAAGACCGGTGATGCCGACCTCTACAATCTGTACTACTATGAGGCGGCGGAAGGGAAATTCATCCCTTCGGATATCGGGGCCGGGCAGATTAACCTCAAGACACAGCTCAAGGAGTATTTGAGCAGTGATTTATCAGCCTTCACGGCCGACCAGCTGAATGAACTGTTCGTCAATGCGAGGAAGCAGCTTTTCCGGGCTACCATACCCGACTGCTTCGACATCAGCGACGCCGTATTCCATCATAATTTCGTGGAGTTTACGGCCGGAACCGACCAGCGGGCGAAGAACACCTATCCGTATAACTTCTGCACTACCGGCAGCAAGTGGCGGTGGCGCCTGGACGATGCCGACACCATCTTCCCGATAGACAACCAGGGTCAGGACCGCAAGCCCTACCACTGCGAGATGCACGATGTTTACAGTAACGGCCAGCCCATCTGGAACGGCGAGACATCCGTATTCTGGAACATGCTCGAACTGGCATTCAGCGCCGAGATTGCGGCAGGCATGCGGAAGATGCTCAGTGCCATGGAAAGCCTGTGCGGACAATCCTCGGGCACTCCCTATGACAAGGTATATGCCTTCTACAAGAAGTATTATCTCGGCATCAAGAACTATTTCCCGGCCACGCTGGTCAACGCCGATGCCAAACGCTACGAGATAGCCAAGATAGCCTACAACAGCGGCTCTTATACCAACGACACCGACCCTATCACCCAATCGCATGGCGACTTCTGCTCCGCCGAAACCGCCTGGGTGAAGAAGCGCATCATGTACATCATGTCGAAATACAGCTACGGTCTGTTTTCAAACAGCGGAACGGACACCATCATCGTGCGTGCAGCAGGCGACCTGATAGATTACGAGATAACCCCGGCATTCGACATGTACCCGGCCATTGCAAACGGTACCAGCATCGTGCAGGGCGCAAGGACCAAGGCCGGTGAAGTGTGCCGGATGACCATCGACCTCGGCGGCTCTGCCGACCAGCAGAACGCCATCCAGGCGGCGAGCTGGCTGCTCTCCATCGGCGACTGGCACCGGAAGAACGTCAGCGGCACCATGGTGGTCCGTGGCCGGCGCCTGACGGAGCTCATCCTGGGCAGCAAGACCGAAAACGTCATCATCACCATCACCGGGCTTACCCTTGCCGACTGCGGCAGCCTACAGAAAGTCCTGTTGTCAAACATTGCCACCTTGCAGGGTACTCTTGACCTGAGCGCCTGCCAGAACATCCGTGAGATATATGCCGACGGCACGGGGCTCAGCCAGATTAAGGTTCCGGAGGGCGGCAGTCTCGAAGTCATCGAGTATCCGGCAAACAACAAGTACATCGGCTTCAGGAACTTCCCCCTGCTGTCCACCGACGGATTGCGCATCGGCCAGTGTGCCGGAAACATCACGGACTTCTGGGTGGAGAACTGCCCCCTGCTGAGCCCCATGAAGCTGCTGTCTGATGTCATTGAGGCACAACAGTCCCAGGGTGATGCCCACGCGCTGAAACACATCCGCGCCATAGGCTTCAATGAAGAGTATTACACTGCCGACGCACTCGACATGCTCGCCCAGCTCTCCGACGGCAGCTACTCCGGCTTGTCAGCCGAGGGACTGTCCGGCGAAGACCCGATACCGGTACTGGAAGGTACCATTACTGTGCATTCCAAGTACTATCAAGACACGGTGGATGCACTGAGAAGTATATTCGATAGGCTGAACCTAATACTTATCGGTGAAGCGGCCATTCATTTCAAGGACGCGGAAGCCCGGCGCATCTGCCTTGGTGTATGGGATGCCGACAAGGACGGCTATATAACGGAAGAGGAGGCGGCTGTCCAACGGGCAATCAGTGCCAGCACATTTGCAAACAATACGCGGATTGCCTCATTCAATGAGTTCAAGTGGCTAAATTTCACCACCTCGTCCAATAATCTGTTTACCGGATGTACGTCTTTGCAAAGTATCGAATTGCCGGAAAACAGGAATATCAGATACCAATACTTTTACGGATGCGTCTCTCTGGAAAGATGCATAATAGGCAATGGGTGCGACACTATTTCAAAGCAGGCTTTCTACAATTGTGGGGCGTTGAAAGAAATTTCCATTCCTGACACAGTGACAACTATTGAGTCTGGCGCTTTCGGCGGCACCGGAATTTCGGAATTCGTATATCCGCCCCATGTCACAGCAATTAGCGGATTGGGGGATATGCCACGACTGACCCGTGTGGAAATCGGGGAAAATGCCGTGTCGGTTACCGGTATGGGGAATTGTCCTCTGTTAAAGACCCTGATAATACGAACATCAACACCTCCGTCGACCGATTACTGGACACTGCTTAACGCTCCCCGGATACCTGACATCCATGTGCCCGACAATGCTGTCAACGCCTACAAGACATCAAACGGATGGAGCAAGTGGGCTGCGTACATCCGGCCAATGAGTGAGGTGGAAAGTTAGTATAACAACGGGGATATTTTTCTCTCCGCTGTCTATTCCTTGTTCTTTTTAAGTACACATTCCTCCTAAATTCACACAAAGATAAGTATTCCGGATGATTTGAGGAACTTTTAAAGGCCTTTTGATAGGTGTTTAAAGAGTGCCAGAAAACAAATGAAAAATCACATTTCGTTTTGTGTTAATAACTTTAAAAAACCTCACAAAGTGATTTGAGAAAGCATCACAGAACGTTTTGCGGTTTATATGATACACCTAAAATAAAAGCACTTCCAACGTTCGCTTACGGAGGAAGTGCTTCACACAAAAACTAAACT